AAAGGTAGTTTCACTGGTAAAACTTCTTATACTCCAGGGCCCCCTAAAAAAACTCGACAGGGAGATGGAGCAGGAACCAAATATGCCGCTTCGTCTCGCAATGGAGCTAGGAAAAAATACAGAGGACAGGGGAATAAATAAAAAAGTAATATACTAAGAGTGATATTGATCCTTGTGATTTAATATCACTTTTTTTATGTAAACAAAGGGATAGCAACCCCTTTAAAAGTTCTGTTTTACTTTTTACAGAAAACAGATGGCTACTCAACCAAATCCAGATAGAGACACCAATTATATGCTCGATAATTGGGGGACAAACAAACTAATTACAGACTATACAATCACTGACAATAAAGTTCATATGCGTGAAATTATGCACGATGAGAACATTCAAAGACATAATTTAATGGAGCAAAATGAAATTCACAAAAAAATTCGTAATGATTTAGACTATGATGACTGGGAATATGGTACTGAACCAACATATGGTAGTTCTTGGAAGTAGCGAATAGAACCCCATCCAGTTACAAAGGATCTTCCAATTTTAAAAAATGAGAACGCGATTCGTCGCGCAGTTCGTAATTTGGTTGAAACTAGTAAAACCGAAAGGTTTTTTAATTCTGATTTGGGAACCAATGTATATAATTCTCTTTTTGAATTTGTCGATGTTGCCACGGCATCGGCAATTCAATTTGAAATCGAATCGACTCTTGCAAAATATGAAGAAAGAGTTGAAAATTTGCAAATATTTGTTATTCCTAAACCCAACTCTAATGAATTTGATGTAACTGTATCATTTAATATTGTGGGGCAAGATGTTCCAACTCAAGAATTTTCCTTCCTATTAGAGGCAACAAGATAATCATATGCCTTTTACTAAGTTTACAAATCTGGATTTTGACCAGATTAAAACATCAATTAAGGACTACCTAAGATCTAATTCAAATTTCACAGATTTTGATTTTGAAGGGTCTAATTTTTCTATACTTATCGATACTTTAGCGTATAATACTTATATTACGGCATTTAATTCTAATATGATTGTGAATGAATCCTTTTTGGATTCCGCAACAATTAGGGAAAATGTCGTATCTCTTGCTAGAAACATCGGATATGTTCCTAGGTCTAGATCATCCGCAAAAGCAGTAATAAGTTTGTCTCTTGATTTTGGAAATTCTGTTTTAACACCACTTCCATATCCAACCGTAACACTAGATCCTGGGTTAATTTGTGTTGGATCAGAAAGACGTTCATCATACATATTTTCTATCCCAGAATCAATTACAACAACCGTAGAGTCGGTTAATGGTAGATGGACTGCACAATTTGATGAAATTGAAGTCTATCAAGGAACATTTTTAACAAAACAATTTGTAGTAGATGGATCACTGGATCAAAGATTCATTTTAGATAACTCATTTATTGATACTGCAACGTTAGTTGTAAAGATCAAAGAGCAATTTGATACTGGAGTCGGAAGAGAATATTTAAAAATCGATAATATATTAAACATTACTAAAGATTCTGAGGTATATCTACTCCAAGAAGTTCAAGATGAAAAATATGAACTTTTATTTGGCGATGGAATCTTTGGTAAAAAGTTACAGAACGGATCTGTTATTACCGCAACATATATCATTACTGATGGTAAAGAAGGTAATGGTCCATCATCATTTGAATATAGT